CAAGCAGTTGCTCGTTCTCTTTAGTATAGGCTGCCAATGTTCCTACTGAAAAACTCATTTTATTTAATTTTTATTGTTTGAGAAATTTTTACTTAATAGATTTAGCAAAATCAAGAAATCGACTAATTTTATCTTCCTTCTTTTCAATGTGCTGATTAAACTTTTCTTTTGGTTGCTCGGTAGCATTTGCAGATGGTGTGTTCAAAAGTTGAACCAAAACATCAGAAATATCACTCATGCCCTTGCTAAACTTTGCTTCTTGAGAGGCAAGTTTGGCATCGTATGCCATCTTAATCTCATCAAGTTGCTTCTGCATTTCTTCAATCTTCTTCTTCATCATGTCCTCTTCTACCTTAGATTCAACAGAAATCTCAACCTCAGGAACTTCAGGAAGTTCTACTTCAGGTACTTTAATTGCGGTGATGATAGAGTTCTCATCAAGAGTAATTACAGAACCATCAATCAACTCATGGTCACCAACAGGAGCAGGAACTTCGTTTCCACCCTCATCTACCAGTGTAACTTTACCACCGACTTCAAACTTATCAATCATTACCTTAGCACCACTCTTCAGCGTATATTCCGCAAAAGATTGGAGAGGTTCAGCAGAAGGCATAGGCATTTCACCTGCTTCTGCAAACATTTGTTTAATCTTGTTAATTGCTTCCAAAGTTGTCATAATAACTTTTGGTAATAAATAGGAGGCATTTACTAATGTACCATATAAGAAAAAAGGCAAGGTGTAGAAACACCCTGCCTTAACCAAACGCTATGAAAAAATTGCTACTTAACTTTAGATAGCACTTCAAGGACATTTTCCCAAAGTTGCTCAATCTTTTTGTCCCCTGTTTTCTTATAATTAAACTGCCCCTCTACGGAGAATCCCCTAACATTTCCTGCCTTTATCTCTGCCCATACTTCGGGATTATCTACCTTGAAAGAACCGAACCAAGACCCATCGGGTACATCCTCAAATCCTTTCATCGGGTAGATACCCCTAACCTTGTCACTGATAAAAGATTCAAACATTGTCACACCTTCAACGGATTGCCCCGAATCGTGCATCAAGTTTACGTTTGCTTGATACCCTTTTTTAAAGTACCTCTGTGCAATTTTTTTTATCGTTTCCTTTGTGAAGACTACATAATACTCCCCGTTGTGGTCATTGCGGTAGATAGGGGTATCTGCCAACATTAATGGACCGCTTATTATCTGTTGGTCCTCATCTTGGATGACAAAGGTCTGCTTATCAATCTTTTTAAGTTTGTTACTTGCCCATTCTATCATGGAAGTACCGCCCCAAGCATCCCACATTAAACCTCCGCATCCTTCAGAATATGGGACATCTTTGTTCTGTTGATGCCTTTTAAATCCGCTTATCCTTGCGATTGTTTCACGTGAAATCGGTTCACCCTTTGCGATTTGGTTTGCCCTTATCTTTCCAGTTGCTTCACCGCAAGAACCCCATCCATTTTTCTCTACCCAATCCAATGCTCTTTGTGCGTTATTCTTTGCAGATTCAGGATAGTCTGTGTAGGATTCCGCAAACTCATCTTCATTAAAGGCAAGGAAGGACCTCTCAATGGCAGGTCTGTCAACCAAACTAATCACATCAACCTCAACATCATCCTCAAGGTCATTGGTTATTTCTAAGTTGAAAATTGGTATATTCTTTTCCATTGTTACTTTTTTTATTGGTTATTTGTTACCCAAGTCTTGCTGCTCGGTTTATTCTTATTATCTTTTCTTGTTGGTTAGTAATATCAGATTCCACAACGTATGCCCTTCCTGCTGCTGACCCCATCTCGTTTATAGATGCTTGATTTAACTGTGTTACTGTGTTTACTGTTGACAATTGAGGACTAACAGGAGCAGTTGCAAGACCTGATGAAGATGGTAAATTTACACCACCTGCACCACCTTTAACTTGAGATAAAACTTGTTTTGCTTTACCTGCTGCACCTAACACCGCAGCAATCTGTGATGCATAGAATATAGGGAATGCAAAAGGTGCAGCAGGACCAGTCGCCTTTGCTCCCTTCTGTGCAATGTCTAAACCTTGAATAAAACCAGTTGCAGTGCCAAGACCAATCTGAGCAATAGCAGCAATTTTACTTGCAGTTGTACCTTGCTCAAATAATCCCGATAATGTACCAAGAACATTTCCGATAGAATTTGCAAAATCTAATTGAGCAGAAAGTCTTGCATCAAGTGTTTTTTGTTCATCTTCAAGAGTTTTTTTGTTTAATTCTTGTAAGAACGCATACTCTGCTTCTGATTCATCGTACCTCTGTTGTGCTAAATCAACCCTCCAATCAAATAACTCTTGCTCTTTTCTCTTTTGCTCTTCAATCAAAAATGCTTGAAGTTCAACCTCTGCATCTGTTGATGCTTTTAAATCATTAACGAATTGAACAAAATCATTATATTCCTGCTCTTTTCTTGCTTTCCTATCTGCTTCTAATTTATCCGCTATTGCCTTTTGCTCATCTGCTAACTTTTTACTCGCTTCTTTCGCTGCTTTATTCCTATCTAAATCAGATTTAGCAATTTCCCTGTCTGCCTTCTCCCTTGCTTGTTTTATGTAGGCATTCTTTTCATCCTCAGTTAACTTTTCATCATTTAGAAACTCGTTTTGAGTTTTTTTATACTCAAGGTTCGCCTTTATCTTCCTTTGTGTATATTCATCATACTTGTCTGCATTTAGTGATAAGAACCTTTCAGTTGATGCAATTGCCTTCTCATTATCAGCAATAACTTTTGCAGTTGCTCTTCCTGATTCACTGGTTACACCAATGAAGTCTGTTATCTTATTTACAAGGTTTCCAATGTAATCTGCAACCTTTCCAAGACCAGGTATAAAGTTGAGAACTACCTTTTTAACTGTTTCAAAGTTGGCAGCAACAAGACCAAGTGCAACCACAAAAGCACCTATACCAGTAGCAATCAAACTACTTCTTAATGTGCTAAATGTTGTTTTTATTGAAGTTCCAAATGACTTAAAGGTATTGGTAATTGCACCTCTAAACTCTGCAAGGTTTTGTACTGCATCACCAATGGCAAGAGCAGATTGAATCTTTGCAAGTTGTTTGATAGTGTCCTCACCTGCAAGACCCGTCAACTCTAAAGCACCTTGAACACCACCATAAGCAGCAGACAATGCACTGACAGTCTTTGCAGCATCATCAATACGTTGATTCTGTTGGTCAATCTTTTTGTTAGTAATGTCTTGCAGTTGTGCTAATCGTTTCTGCCCTTCAATCGCCTCCTTACTTTGTTCTCCGTATGCTTGTTGTAACCGCTTAACCTCTGCCTCTGTTTCTACAATCTTTTTACGCAAGTCACCTACCGACTTATTCATATCGGTAGCATCCACCTGTATCTTGACACCTACAATTTCTTCTGCCATATTAAACGTATGTTAATTCAATTACTTTAAGAAGTTCCACCTTTGTCACGTTAAAGTCCATTGGATTGTAATCCAAGACCTTATTCAACCGCCAAAGTGAACCATCAATATAAATCAGTTTGCTAAAATCAAGGTTATAAATATCAACCTCATTCAACTTTACAGAGCAGGTTAGTAACTTGCTATCCTTGTCGGTTATCTCTGCTATGTACTCGGACCAATAACCCGCAAACAGATTCGCTGCCGTGACTGCCGTTGCGGAATAAAATACTTCCTTAGTTGCTCCCCAATTGATATCCGCTTGAGGATTAAACGGGTCATCAAGATGCCCTGCATATCCGTAAGCGGTATAACTTGCCAAAGTGCTTCCTGCAATTCCGTTCTTGATTGCCCATGAAGTCCTTCCCGTTATCTTCTTTGCTTGAAGGATTCTGATTACGGAATCCATCTTATCTTCTTTCGTGTTCTCGTTGGATAGTTTGTAAATCGCAGAATAAACCTTATCGGTTGCAGTCTTTTGATAAAGTATTGTAGATGCAAATATCAATTCGGTTGAATCCACTTCCTTTACAAACTCATTCTCACTATCATAGATTAAATCACCATACCCCTCATTGTACTTCTTTCGGTAGTTTTCGCCATAGAAGTCATTGTCTTGCTTGTACTTATAATCGTAATACCGAGCAGTAAACTCCGACATTGGTTTTAACCTTATAACACTTCCTCGGTCTACCTTACCAGTCCAATCAATCTGACTACCATCATAAAAGTCAATAAATGGTTTTATAATCAGTTTCTTCTCTACCAACTTGTCCTCATAGACATACAGATTGAACATCTTTACAATGGAGGCAAAGAAATCCTTTTGGAAGATTCCCTTTGGTATTGTATCGTTTACCACAATACTATCTCCGTAAGTTAAAGGCACATCAGTTGGAGTAGTTGATTCAATTGTTAATGTATCACCATAAAGTCGGTAATTTGGAGGCAGTCCTGATGTAACTACATTTACCGCAAGATTATCTGAAGGGTTTATTGTTAGGTTTGAAACTGATAGGTCAACACTAAAAAAATACGGAGTAAATGATGCGTTTATAATTTGGACCGCAATAAGGGTAGAGTTCTTTACAAACTCAAAGTTCAC